CAGGTAAAGTTTCTATTGGGTTAGTTTGTGCTGGGTCTCTAACAGGAATAAAGAAATCTTGATCAACAGCAAGTTGGTTATATCTTAAATCAACGTTTCCTGTTTTTGGATCAGCAATCTGATCTCTTTTAAATTTATTTGCAACTCTTTGCACATATGGATCAACATCTTTATCATCCATATTACCAACAAACACTTTAAATACTCTTCTTTCAGGTGCTCTTGAAACACGATAAATTAACATAGCATCTTCAGATAATAAAAGTTGTTTCCATATTCTTCTTGCTTTTTCTAACATAGAAGTACCATAAGGTAATTTTCTATCATCACCTAAAATTCTAAAGTGTCCAACTTCCCAAAGATTAAATTCCATATTCTTTTCTTTCCATACGAACTTTAAGGCATCATTCTCCATTTCTTGGGAATACTTATCGGGTTGGAACCTCATCCCTTTTTCTAATCTTTCAATTTGTATATTTGGTAATTGTTGACACCCAACCACCCCTTTTTCGGGATCTAGTTTTAGATAAACAAAATTGTCACCAAATTTACAAGTGTTTCTTGTCCACATCGGTAAATTGGTATTAATGTCCAATCTTGTTACAAATAAGTCTGTTAATACAGATTTGATTCTTTTTGATTCTGAATAAACTTTTAAAATGTCTCCGTCTTTATCGGGAGTAGTAGATTCTTCAGCATAAACATCAAGTGCCGCTGAAATTTCAGGAGTATATTCCATAGACTCATAATCGTAGTATGAAGCCATTCTTGTTGGTTCATAATACACCGCTTGTTGATATAAGTTGGATTCAACTTTTTGCCATTGTTTACCCAAATATACAGTTTGTTGTGCTTGAAGTTTTTCAACTTCATACTCTTTTTTGTCTGTAGTTTTAAGTAATTCTTTTTTATCGAATTTGAATACGGGGGATTGTTGATCTAAAGTTGCACTCGGTCCAAATGCTTTACTCAACCTTTGCCATATTGTATATTTATCTTGTGCCATTGTTATATTTTTTTATTAAAAATTAAATAGGTTTGTCTATAAACTAAACCCTTTTACTACCGAATAACCATAAATAGTTTTCATAGTCACTTTTAGTCGGTCCACTTTTAGGGTAATTATTTAACCCATAAACATCTACAGGTATTCCGGGATTAAAACTTCTTGTCGGATCGGCATGAACTTTTGTTTCAACTTGCCAAGATTCTAACATTGCTTTTGTTTGTTCTGTAACCTTTTCTAACTGTGCAAATGATGTTTCAGCAACATAAATTGCCATAGCAAGTGCCATAATTAAATCATCGTGTTGTCCCTTTTGGTGATCAGGTCTACCATTAATGTACACAAATGTGTTTAATTCATTAAACAACCTTTGGGACTTTACGCTAAAGTTATGTCTTAATGCCTCCTCAAAAGATGCTACTATTTGTACCCTTTTACTGTTAAAGTTAATTCCTGGTATTTTTTCTTGTGCTTTAGGATTCCACTTCCATTTATCCGCAGGATTAACCCCATCAACATATAAATTTTTATATCCAAGTTCTTGTAGTTTTCTTGAAGTTGCAACACCCATTCCGCCTGTAATATCAGTAACAATAAGTGCGTTATACATCGTCCCCCATTTATAAGCAATTTCTGCAACAACATCAGGTGGTACTTTTGCTATGTATTCTAAAACTTGTTCTCTTTCCTCAAAATCGATGATAATAAATGTCGTAAAATCTTCACTGTCTCCTCTTGAAACGTCCATACCAAGTATATATCTGTGCCCTTGTACTGGTTCTTTCCATTGCCAAAGAACACCACCCATAAATTTATTTTCAGGTTCTCTAATATGGTTCTCTTTAATTTTTTTCATTGTTTCAGGTGGTATTACGTTATCCCCTGAACCAAGAAAGTTACATTCTAATTCCTGTGAAATTTTTCTTTTATCAAACTTTAGTTTTTTTGCCATAGCTTCAAACCAAGAACTATACGCTTTGTACCCGTTTTCAACCTTTTCTTTTATCTCTTGAAAATTTCTATCTGAAACTTTGATATTACTATAGTCAATTGTTATTTCATCATCTTTATAATCAGAACGATTTAACATATAATGGACAATATCATCACATTTTATAAGTTTTAAATCTTTAGAATACCTTGGATCTCTAAACCAATACATTTCAGTGATTCTAAAGTCATTCATTCCTTTTATTGCCTGACTATAAATCGAATAATATATAGGATCGAATCCGTTAGGTGTTGATATTACAATAACTTTACCTCCCGTTGAGAGGGATGCCATACACGCCGACCAAAAATCCTCATCAGCGTCAATATAAGCGGCTTCATCAAAAATTAGAATTGTTGGTGTATATCCACGAAGTGCATCTTTGGATGTTGCAACTGCCTTAACCTCACACCCGTTTGTTAATTTAAAATGTCTTTGTGAATTTTTTTCATTTGAAAATGTCACTCCTAACCATTTCGGCCACTGATCAACAAATGCCCTTACTTTATTTGCCATTTCGACGGCAGTATCAAGTTTGTTTGCGATTATTAGGATTTTTTCGGGTTTTTCTTTACGGGCAAATACCAATCTTTTAGATGCCCAAGCAGATGTTACAGTAGATACTCCCGCTTGTCGATATTTAAGTGCGATATTTTCTTCACACTCATCATAATCTTTAACTAAAGTTACTTGGTCGTTAAAAAGTTCTAACGGAACATATTTTGATTGTGTGTTATCGTAAGTTTGTAAATATGTTTTTAGTGCGTAAGGTGTATCTCTGACGCATTTCGCATATTCTAATAGTGCTTGTTCTTTCGATAACGCCATTCATTTAGTTTTTTCTTTTAATCATTTTAATTAACTCACCTTTAGTCGTATGTGGAGGTAAATGTTTTTCTAAAAGTTTAAGAATTCCTTCCTCAAGTTTTTTTACTTCGTTAGTTTCTGTTTTCTTTTTTGGTAAACCTTTATGTTTGGTTGATGCAAAATCTTCTAAATCTTTTTCTGACATTTTTTTTGCCATATCTTGCACCTTTTTTGAAACTTTAGATTTAGGTGTGTCACCTCTTTTTACTGAAAGTGCTAAACCCATAATTTTTTGTTGTTGTTTAGATACCGATTTTTCAGTTACTTCCTCCTCACCAAGTTCTTCCTCATAAGTAATAAAAGTTTTACCAGCAGATTTCAATTTTGCCTCGTCTGGACCACCTTTTTTTACATTAGGTATTGACTGTTCCATAACTTTGTTATATAAAACAGATAATTGTTTAGAATCCAATTTTTCTAAAGTATTAATAGAAAACCCTTCGTGTAAAAGTTTTGCTAATTTATTATTCATATGTTTCATCACTAACTAAATTTTTTTCCCATTTTAATACGATATCTCGTTCATATAATTTATTTTCAATTTCTTTGTCGGTTTCACCAAAATTAAAAACAAGCCTTTTTTTCTTTTTAATTAATATTTCATCACTATCTGATTTTTCCCATCCAAGAGCAATCACACCATCAACAGAATCATACACACCAAAATAATCTGAGTTTTGTATTAAAACTAATTCAATAAATGAATTTTTAAGTGTTCCAACTTTTTTGATAAATTGTATTTCTGGTGGTTGTGGTTTACCAGATGCGGGTTCTGAATCCCAATCCTCACCCCACACATCATCCAAATCAGAAAAAATGAATTCATACATATTATCACCTTTATAATTTGGACCTAATTCATTTATATAAATCAATCTCATATAATATCTCCGTTTGGTGTTACTTTTACTTGTTTACCGTTAATCGTAAAAACTAAATTTTTCTTATTTGTTAAACCAATGATTTTTGCGTTTGTATTTTCTTCCAACAAATAAAAAGCACTTAATCTTTGATTTTTTGTTTCACTTAATCTGTGAATTTCATTCTTTGTTTCAATTTTGTTAATTTTTTCTTTCAAAAATTGTTTCTTCTTTTTATTTTCTAAAATAGTTTTTTCACTTGGTTTAATATCAAAATATTTAGAAAGTACTTTTTCCACTTTAGATTCACTATAGATAGAATCTGTCATATAACCATAAGTTTCTTTTGGTTCTGACATCATAGGTTCTTCAGTTGACATTGGTTCTTCTCCACCCATATCAAATTCATCTTCTGAACCTAAGTCAAGTTCACCTGGACCTTCAGCACCGTAATCATCCGATTCTTCGAATTTTGAAAGAATATCTTCTTTATCATCCTCATCAAGATTTTCTAAATCAATTGCTGATAATATTGAATTTACAACATATTTTATATCTTGAGAATCCATACCCTTTTCTTTATCGTATGCTCTGATTTTTTGTCCTAATTTTCCTGTAAGTTTTTGTATTGTTTTTAATGCGTAAGGTTCACCTGTTTCATCGGATTCTCCACCCATTGGTGGTTCTCCCCCCATATCTTCTTCTCCCCCCATCGGTGGTGCTTCAGATCCCATACCTTCAGGCGGTAACCCCATACCTTCTTCACCTCCCATTGGTGGTGCTTCTGCTCCCATATCACCTCCTTCTGCTGGTGGGGCACCCATATCTCCCCCTTCCATTGGTGGTGGTACGCTTGCTCCCATATCTGCAGGTGGTGGAGGTGTACCCATATCAGCAGGTGGTGTCCCTGCTCCCATATCTGCAGGCGGTGGTGCACTTGCTCCCATATCTGCAGGTGGTGGAGGTGTTTCTACTGAAGGTTCAGTTACGGGTTTACTTTTTTTTTTAGTTCTGAGAACAAATCTTTGTTCTCCGATTAGTGGAATCTCATTCTCGTTTTCGTGAATACGATTTAATTCACCTGCCAACAAGTTTAATTTTTTCATCGCTTCTGAATAAGATCTAAAATATTTTCTATGTCTAATAGAATCAGTATAATCTAAATTAGATTCATTAATTCCTTGTTTAATTATATATCCCAATCTTTCTTTTACAATACCATAGGTATTTCCATCAGCCAATTTGATAGTATAATTTAATGTTGATAGTTCATTAATTTCTTGTTTAGGTGTTTCATTATATCTTGCAATTTCAAGGATACGTTTAATTTTATCCATACCTTGTAATTTTTCACTACCTAGTGGTTTTAAATCCGCCATTGTTAAATGTTTTTAATGTTT